CACCCGAGCCGGAACTCACCGTCAAGGAGTAGGCATGTTCTGGAAGTATGACGGACCCTCGGAACGGGTGTACATCGACGTGCCCGTGACCGTCTCGCCCGGTGACGTGGTCGAGCTGGATTCGGTGCCGGCCGAGGACGGCTGGTGGAGCGAGGTCGGCGCGACCGGTGACGGTCGGCTCGTGCGGCCGGACAACGCGGTCGGCGAGGAGTCACCGGCCGCTATGATCAGTACGCCCGAGACCACCGAGGAGTAGGCCATGCCGGCACCGGCGACTTTCCCCACCCAGAAGCAATTCATCGGCTTCGCCAAGGAGACCACTCCGGGCACGCCGGTGGCGATGGTCGTCACCATGCCGGTCGACTCGTTCGACCCCGAGGACAAGGTGACCGCGCTCATCGACACGGCACTGCGCGGGTCGATGGCCGAGGAGTACAACTACATCCAGGGCGTCAAGCACTCGGAGTTCACCGGCAAGGGTCCGATGTTCATGGACAGTGTCGGGTACCTCGTCATGAACATCCTGGGCGACGTCACGACTACCGGGGCGAGCGCGCCTTTCTCGCATGCGATCTCGCTGCTCAACTCCGGCTCCGGCCAGCCGGGCACGCTGACCATCACCGACTGGCAGGGCCTGCCGGCGACCAACCTCGCGCGGCAGTACACCGGTTGCTGTCTGTCGGAGCTGACCATCAGTGGCAAGGCCGAGAGCGACTACGTGATGTGCGAGTGGAAGGGCCTCGGCTGGGCGAGCAACATCGCCGCGGCGCCGCCGACCTCCGCCCCTACCACCGCGCTCCCGCTCGCCTCCTGGCGGTCCCTGGTCGGCCTGGCGGGGCCGGCGACCGGTGGCACCCTGGACTCGACGCTCGGGGACTGGGAGCTGAAGATCACCAGGAAGCTGGACCAGATCTTCACGGCGCAGAACAGCCAGAACCCCTACATCACCCAGCGCGGCTCGCTGGCGGCGACGATGAAGCTGGACTTCTCGGCTCCGGGCACGGAGACCAATGCGTACTTGGCCTACATCAACGCGACCCAACCGCAGATCCAGATCGTGATCGATAACGGGTTGGCGACGACGTTCGCGCTGGGCATGACGCTCGACGTCCAGGTCGGCGCCTACGACACTGACAAGATCGACCGGGGCGCCGAGGCCGTGGCCTACTCGGGCACCGTCAAGCCGATGGCCAACACGACCAACGCCGGCGCGAGCGGCGGCTACTCACCCGTCAAGGTGACGTTGCGGAACGCGCTGGCGGCCGGCACCTACTGAACCAACCGTGACGCACGAGGAAAGGCCGACCATGGGCGCCAGGATCGAACTGCCGAGCGGCGGATGGGCCGAGCTGAAGGACGAACTCGACGACATCCGTGCGGGCACGCGCAAGCGGCTTCTCAAGGAGTCCGGCTTCGGCCAGGACGGCGACGACATCGACAAGGCTTTCGGCCTCGGGGGTGCTGTCGCGCATTTCGCGGTCGAGCGCTACCAGCTCGCCTACAGGCCGTTCAACGACGCGATCAGGGTCAACATGATCGAGGAGGACTGGGACGAGCTGAGGATGGCCGACCAGGACGCGTTGATCATCGCCTTGCAGCCGGTCATCCGACAGCTCCTGCCCGACCAGCCGACGCCGGACGACATGCGGCCCGGATCCCCTACTCGGCCCGCCGGAGAGTAGGCGCTCTCCTGGCGGGCGACAGCGGTGTGCGCGACGCGATCACCGACGAGGATCGGTGGTGGGAGGAGGCGGCCTCGGCGGACTGGTGGGCGCACGAGTACGGCTGGACGCCGGACGAGGTCGACGCGCTGCCGATTCGGGTCAAGGACCGGTTGCCGGGGGTGGCGAGGATGCGGCATGAACTCAAGGCCAAGCGGGAGAGGGAGGCGAACCGATGAGCGTGATCCTGACGGGCGTCACCGAGTGCATCGCGGGCATGGCCAAGATGGCGGCACGCCAGAACGCGGCGACGGGAACGGGCCTCGGTAAGGCGGCGCACCTCCTGGAACGCAACATCAAGGCCGACCTCTCGGTGACCACGCACGCCCTCGGCGAGCCGACCGGCTCGGCCCCTGGTGACGCGCCGGCCCTCGTCTCCGGTGACCTCAGGCGCTCCGTGCAGGTCGACGGACCGACGTCTGCGGGTGGATCGACCTGGGAGGCCTCGGTGGGTCCTACGGTGGTCTATAGCCGGATTCAGGAACTGGGCGGCGACACCGGGCACGCCACCCTCCCGGCCCGGCCGTACGTCGGGCCGGCGCTGGAGCGAAGCAAGCCTGAGATGCAGGAGATCATGAAGGCGGCTTGGCGCGCGGGACAGGCGCTCTAGATGGTCGATTACCTACCTCCGGTCGTCGCCAGGCTGATCGCTGACGTCGGGGAGTTCAACGCGGCGATGGGCGAGGCGGGCGCGAAGCTCAAAGGGTTCGAGGCCGCTCAGGCGAAGATGGCCGGCGCCGGCAAGGTGGCCATGCTGGCGCTCGGCGCCGCGGTCATCGGGGTGGGCGTCGAGTCGGTGAAGCTGGCGGCCAACTTCGACCAGCAGATGGAGTTGATCCACACCCAGGCCGGCGCATCACAGGCTGAGGTCGAGGCGCTCAAGAACAAGGTCCTTGCCCTCGGTCCGGCTACCGGCATCGGTCCGGAGAAGCTGGCCGAGGGTCTGTACCACATCGAGTCGACCGGTTTCCGCGGTCAGCAGGCGCTCGACATCCTCAAGGCGGCCGCCCAGGATGCGGCGATGGGCCTGGCCGACCTCGACACGGTCACGTTCGCCCTGTCCGGCACCATGTCCGTGGGGATGAAAGACATTCAGAGTGCCGCTGACGCGACGGCGTATCTGAACACCATCGTCGGCATGGGCGACATGAAGATGGACAAGCTGTCCGCGGCAATCGGCACCGGCGTGCTGCCCTCGTTCAAGAACGCCGGCCTCGGCATGATCGACTTCGGCGCGTCGCTCGCCACCCTGACCGACAACAGTGTTGGCGCCGACGAGGCCGCCACCCGCCTGCGCATGACCGTTTCGCTGATGGCCGCGCCGAGCGGCAAGGCGCAAGCGGCCCTGGCGTCGATCGGCATCGGCGCCACCCAGCTCGCCGAGGACCTGCGCAAGCCTGACGGCCTCCTGGTCGCCGTCATGGACTTGAAGACGCACCTTGAACAGTCCGGCAAGACGGCCTCGGAACAGAACGCGATCATCTCGAAAGCGTTCGGAGGTGGGCGGTCCAGCTCGGCCATCCTCACCCTGCTGGAAGAGACGGACCGGCTCAAGAGCAAATACGCCGGCCTCGGCACGGCGGCCACGAGGGCGGCACAGCAGCAGGAGGCCTGGGCGCAGCAGCAGAAGCAGTTCAGCCAGCAGATGAAGGAGCTGGGCTCGGAGTTCCAGGTCATCGGCGTGAAGATCGGTCAGTTCCTGATTCCGTACATCCAGAAGAGCGCTGAATGGCTGACCAAACACATCGAAGTAGTGAAGATCGCCGCTGTCGTCATCGGTGGCGTTCTGGTCGCGGCGATCATGGCTTTCACGGCCTCGATGATCGCCAACACGGTAGTCATGCTGGCCAACCCCGTCACGTGGATCGTGCTCGGCATCGTCGCCGCGGTCGCGCTCCTGGCGGTCGGCATTTATGAGTTGGTCAAGCACTGGTCGACGGTGTGGGGCTTCATCAAGCGCATCTCGCTCGACGTGTGGGGTGCGCTCGTCACGGCGTGGAACGCCACGTGGAAGTTCGTGGCCGGCATCGTGACATGGATAAAATCGAATATCATCGATCCGATCGTCCACTTTTTCTGGAACTACCTGATCAAGCCGCTGATCGACTACTTCACGGCGTGGTGGCACGTCGTGGAGTTCGTGTTCGACATCGTCTCGGCCATCGCCAAGGTGTGGATGAACGCGTTCATGGCAGCCTTCCACGCGGTCGCGACGGTGATCCTGTGGTGGTGGCACAACGTCACGGAGCCGATGTTCAACTGGCTGTGGAAATACGCGATCGTCCCGACAGTGGCGCTCGTCCAGTGGCTCGGCCGGATCTGGATGGACGTCTGGAACTCGACGGCCCATCAGCTGCAGGTGGCCTGGACGATCATTAAGCAGATCTTCGGGTGGATCAACAAAAACGCGATTCAGCCGACCTGGGACCTGATCAAGGCATTCGGCAAGGCGTGGATGGAAGTCTGGAACAAGGCAGGCGACGCGCTGAAGTGGGTGTACGACCACACGCTCAAGCCGACCATCGATCTCATCATGAGGGCGATCCACGGCGTGATGGACGCCTGGCACGCCATCCAGAACGCACCCGGCGGCGCGGCCAAGTCGGTCACCGGGTTCTTCGGCTTCGCGGACGGCGGACCGGTCCCGGGTCCGCCCGGACGACCGATGCTCGCCGTCGTCCACGGTGGTGAGTACGTGCTCAGCCGAGACATGATCGCTCGCGGCCAGACCGGCACCGGCGGTCCGCAGAGCGCGCTCACGGGAGCCGGCGCGCAGCAGGGTGGCGGACCGTCCACAGTGGTCGCCCACCTCTACATCGACGGCACGCGGTTCCACACGGCCTACATCCCGGTGGCGCAGCAGTACAAGAACCGCACCGGGAAGACGGGGCTGGCCTAGGATGGCGCTCAACCTGCCGGACATCTACACCGCCATCGCGTTCAACGCCGAGCCGTTCGACCCGTCCGGCATTCCGATCTGGATAGACTTCTCGGCGCGGTACTACGGCACCGGCTCGGCGACGCGCGGCCGGTCGCAATACGAGCTGGGGCAGGGGCAGACAGCCCAGGCGGACGTCACGTGGAACGACGTGGACGAGGCGCTCAACCCGGCCAACCCGACCTCGGCCTATGCGCCCAACGTCGTGCCGTACCGGCCGCTCCTGTGGCGGGCGATGTGGCCTGCCGGCGGCACGGGTAACGTGCTGGGCGGCGCCGGCCAGGACGGCTCGCTTGAGAGCTACCCCGCCGTCACCAACCAGCCACCCTGGCTCGTTCCGTTGACTAATCTGTTCGGCACCAACGTGACGACGGTAGGCGTGCTGAGCGGTGTGGCCTGGCAGGGTACCAAATCCGCTCAGTTGTTCTGCAACTTCTCGACCACAGTGCCGGGTGGTGCGTCGTTCACCCTGCCGCTCATCCCGGGGCGGCAATACACCGCACAGGCGCACATCAATCAGTCCCTGGTCCACCCTTTCATCCTGGCCGTCGACAATCAGACGATCACCGTCGATCCGTTCAACCGGACGGTAGCGGCCAACTCGGGATGGGGCACGCCGACCTCGCCGCTCGGGTTCGGTAGTGCTTGGGTCAGCTCGCCGAGCAACACCGGATTCTCGGTCACGCCGGGATTCGCGTTCATGTCCCAGTCCGCCGTCAACGCCCGCATGACGATGTTCACCGGCGACCGCGCGACCAACCACGCCGTTTACGACGTCGATCAATGGGTGACCGTCAACATCCCCGTCGTTGCGACGGGCCAGGCAATCCAGGCGATCCTTTACGCCCGCTACATCGACGCCAGCAACAACCTGGCGTATCTGATCTCATTCAACACCGACCTGACAGTGACCGTCACAGCACAGAAGCTCGTTGCCGGCGTGACCACCACCATCGGCACCAATGCCACCCTGCCGGGGAACTACGCGGCCGGTGACAACTTCCGCATGCACATGAAGCTTCAGGGTCCGGACATCTGGCTGAAGGCCTGGAAGGTCAACACCCCGGTCCCGGAGCCCTCGCCCTGGACCACGCAGGGAAGCGACAACGCCGTCACCACACCCGGCACCCTCGGCGTGTCGACGATCCTCACCACCGGCAACACGAACACGCTTCCGGTGGTGCTCACCTTCTCCGACTACCGCGCCATAGGTTCCACGGTGGACACGGTGAACGGCACGACGGCCGTGTCCGGGAGCTACGCGCTCATCACGCAGACCTTCACCGCCACCCAGCCGACGCACACGTTCAACCTTCAGCTCCGCAGCGGCCCGAGTTTCAGCACTGTCACCATCCAGGTCGACGGCCTGCAGGTCGAGCCGGGCGCGACGGCCAACACCTTCACGACGGTCGGACCGACCATCCGCTCACCCTGGACCCGCGGCTACGTCGAGCGGTTCCCGATCCAGTGGGATCCGGACAGCAACGGCTTTCTCGGCGTGATGAGCGGTCCCGTCGTCGGTCCCGGCTTCCAGTTGAACGGCGCCATTCTGCACACCGAGTACGTCGGGGCGCTGCTGGCCAAGTCGCCGCTGTACTACTGGCGTCTCAACGAATCCGCGAGCAGCGCAACGGTGTTCGGCGACCAGTCCGGCAACGGCGGGACGAGCCTCTACCGCTACGACGGGGTGGAGGGGCCGGCGACGGCGTTCACACCCGGCTCCGCGTCGGGCATCACGGGAGATCCGAACGGGGTGGGGGTGCTCATCGGTCCGAGTACCGGTGCTCCGTCGCCTGGTCCCGCGACAATTCTGTCCACCAATCAATGGGGACTTGGGCGGGCGCTGTCGGGACTGGGTGGGACCGGCCTGGCCTGGGGCGTGACTATCTCGCTCTGGATGAGCAGTCCGAATCCAACAATCGCGACGACTTCGGGATCACTGGTGTTCGCTTTGCAGGGGAACACCAGTGATCCGACGAGCTGTCAGATTCTCGTTGCGATGATTCTGCTTCCGAGCGGAACGCCCGGTCCCGATTTGCAATTCGGCAACAACGTTGCGGGTATCACTTTCGGCCGACCTGCCGGGACCTCGACCGGCCTGGACGGGAATCCGCACCATTACGTTTTCACCATCAACTTCGCCAACAACAACATCAATCTCTCGGTCTACCGTGATGGTGTCGTGTACGGCACACCATCGAACACGAACGTGTCGGCCACGTTCGGATCGACTACCCTGAATGCCAATTTCATTCTGCCGAGCATGGCCGGTTCGATAAACCCGTCAGGCTCGTCAACATCGATCAACAGCGGCATCTACGGAACGTATGAACATCTGGCACTGTTCAATCGGGCACTGACGGCGGCCGACGTGGCCGACCTCTACCGGGCAGGCCAGGGGTATCCGAACGAGAACAGCGGCACGAGGGTGGCGCGGTACGTCGCGCTCGCCGGGTACACCGGCGGAGTGGACGTCCAGCAGGGGATGACACAGATGGGCTCGTCGGTGCTGGCCGAGGGGACGACGGCGCTCGCGGCGATCCAGGGCGTCCAAGATACCGAGTTCGGCGTGTTCTACGAATCGCAGGAGGGCGTCGCGTTCCGAGGCCGGCAAGCGCGCTACCTCGCCGTCACGCCGGCCTACGTGTTCGGTGAGAACGTGGCCGGCGGTGAGTACCCCTACACCGGCACGCCGGCCTACGACGATGACGCGACCTACGTCTTCAACAACGCGACCATCACGCGTTCCAACGGTGCGATCGCTACGGCCACCGACCTCACGGGCAAGTCTCAGATGCGCTACGGGTCGCGCACCTTCACCCGGACGGTGGGCGGAAACAACGACCTGGAAGCTCAGGACGCGGCAAACTACGTGGTCGCCAACAGCAAGGACGCCAGGCCTCGCGTCGTCGCCGTGACGTTCGACGCGGGCGCCACCCGCGGCGTGACCGCCAGCCCGGACGGCACGCTGTGGCCGATGCTGCTGAGCCTTGAGGTCGGCACCCGCGTCACGCTCAACCGGCGCGCCAAAGCCGCGGCCGGCGGCACGCTCACGATGTCATCCGACTTTTTCATCGAAGGCATAACGCCGAACTCGATCAACGAGGCGCAAGGTACGTTCCTCGTCACGCTGTTGATGTCACCGGCCCCGGTGACGGCTCAGCCGTGGATCCTGGAAGACGCTACTTACGGCCAGCTCGACGTCACGACAGTGTTGGGATTCTGATATGGACCGCGTGACCGTCGAGCTGATGAGCCGGCCTTTCCCGTACTCGGCAGCCGAGGTCGGCTACATCCGGCGCCGCCCGGCGCACGAGCGCACGCCGATCCCTGCGGTGGGCGACGCGGTGTGGTGCCGGCTCGACGAGTGGGCCGAACCGTACGAGGCGCTGGTGACTGCCGTACAGCCTGCCGATGATGTGGACGACCCGCACCTGTTCGAGGTGTCGCTCGACGGCGCCGGCGACCCGGTGATGGTCGAGGGCCGTCCGGTGCTGAGCGCTGTCGACGATCCGTGGCCGACGCTGTGGCTCGACGTACGGGTGCCGCGCCAGGACGGCTTTGTCAAGATCGTGTACACGCATACCCGCGAGGCCAGGTTGCGCGGATCGGCCGGTTGGCTGCCGGTCGACTGGAAGACGCGGCGCCGTCCTCTCCCCGCCCAGCTGGAACAGATGATCACCGAGACGGGTGCGTGAGGTAGGCCATGGGTACCGTTCCGAGCTTCCGGACATGGGTCGCGGGGGAGATCGTCACAGCTGCATTCATGAATGCTAATGTGCGCGACGCGGGCAACTTCATGATCGGCCACCCGATCGCCGAGCTACGTCAGGCGACCCTGCAGTCCGTTCCGAACAACGCTTTCACGGCCGTGACGATGGACGCGAGCGACATCGACAGCGACGGCGGACACAGCAACGTCACGAACAACTCGCGGTACACAGGCAAGACCCCCGGATGGTTCCAGTTCTCCGGGATGGCCTCGATCGCCATCAGCGCCGTCAACGCCCGCGCTGTGGGCTGGTTCAAGAACGGCGCCATCGTCACCGGCAGCGGCGGCGACTTCAAGCCGGCCGGTGGCGGTCAGGTCAACTGGCAGGTGGCCCGTACCAAATTCATCCAACTGAACGGTACGACCGATTTCGTCGAGCTGGTCGTGTTCCAGAACAGCGGCGGAGCACTGAACACCGTCGTCGGTGCCGGCGGCGACCCGTCCGGGATGTCGGTCCTTTGGGTACACTCCTAAAGATCAGCGACGACAGGAGATCATCATGACCAGCCCGGAAGACATCGCGCGCACCCAGGAGATCGAGGCCGCGTTGGACGACGCGCGGGCCTGCGTCGCCGCGCTGCGCCAGCTCGACGGGACCGGCGCGCGGGCGGTGGAACTCCTGGACCGCGTCGAGGCCGCCCTCAACACCGCGAGGCCGGCGCATGTCGGCTGGGCGGACGACCAGCTTCCGGCGGCATCGGTGGTCGAGGAGGTCGCTCCGCACCCCGAGGGTCTGTCCGGCGCGCCGAGCGGCGCCGAGGCCGCCCAGGTCGGCGACGACGGGCTCACCGACGAGGAACGCGCGGCGGCCGACGTCGTGGTCTGATAGCCTCGGTGGCACGTGAACGCTCCGCTTGGCCCGAACCGCCCAGACGTAAGAGGCCTGGGCGGTTTCGCGTATCCTGGGCACGGAGGTGGGCCGTGACGATCTACGGGTGGGACTGTTCGGACTACGACTGGCCGCGCGGGCCGATGAACCTGGTCGCGGCCAAGGACGCCGGGATCTCGTTCTTCACGCACAAGGCCACCGAGGGCGCAACCGGGACGCACGTGCATTACGGCGAGGCGCTGCGGCGGGCGCGTGACGCCGGCATCCCGGTGCTCGGCGCGTACCACGTCGTGCGGTCCGGCGACGTCGCCGCGGAGGTACGGCACTTCCTGGCCCACCTCGACCAGGAGACGCCCTGGTGGCGGACGTGGCCGGACTGGATCCTGCAGGCCGACATCGAGAAGTGGTCGTACGACAGCGTCTCGCCGGCGACCGCACTCGCGTTCGTCGCCGAGCTGGCCGCGGCGGTCCCCGAGCGGTCGCCGGTGGCGTACGCCAGCAAGGGACAGTACGGCGACGACCTCAGCCCGTTGAGCGCGTCCGTGCCGCTCTGGAACGCCAACTACCCATCACGCAACCCGGGCTCGTTCGTCGGGCTCTACGCACGCGCTGGCGGCGACGGCGGCCCCGGCTGGGCGAAGTACAGCGGTCGCGTGCCGGCCGTGTGGCAGTACACCGACAACGCCACCATCGGCAGCCAGCCCGGGTGCGACGCCAACGCGTACAAGGGCACCCTCGACCAGCTCAAGGCCCTGCTACGGGGTCCCGCACACGCACAGGGAGTAGACGACATGGCGCTCACCGACAAGGTTCCCGGCAGTAAGACTCCGGACCACACCGATGACCGGACGGTTGCCGAGATCCTCGGCGACGCGGCCAAGGAGCGCGCCGTCCTGCAGGGCGTCCTCACGCCGGCGGACGGCGGCTTCAAGGCCGGCTCGCCGCTCGACCAGTTCGTGGCGACGCCGGCACGGCTCACGGCGCTGGAGAAGGCCGTGGCCGACATGATGACGGCGCTCGGCCGGATCGAGGCGGCGCAGCAGGGTGGCAACGGCGGTGCGCCGACCGGGGACGTCACGGTCAGCGGCACGCTCCACCTGGGCTGATCAGCCGAGGACGTGTGTCACAGGCCACCAGGCGTGGGCGCGCACGGCCGCCGCGGTGACGTCGGCCATCTCCGCCGTGCCGCCCTCGTCGGGGTGCTTGCCGTCCTCCGTCGCCTTCCTGGGCAGGATCCACGGTTGCCCCGGCGCGGCGAGGACGGCCGGGAAGTCGATGGTGTCGCCGGGGTAGGTGGCCGACTCCCATGCGTTGATCGCCGCGCGCGGCGCCTCGCAGACGGACAGCGCCGGCATGACCGGCGTGACGAGCCCGACGAGCACGTGCAAGCCCAGCGCGGTCGCCTGGGCGACGAGCGCAAGGTGGGCGCTCTCGAACGCCGTGAGGGGCGATCCGGTGCACGCGTCGTTCATCCCGATGCCGATGATCACGACGTCGCCGGGGCTGAGAGCGGCCAGGAGCGCCGGGGCCCGGTCGACCAGGTTCGGGCGCGCCCCGACCAGTGTGAGGCCGCTGACGGCACCGTTGGTCAGGCGCGCGGGGCCGATGGACAGCGCGGTGGTGAGCCGTCGGTCGAAGTGGTCGGCCGGGAGCGGTAGCTCGGTCGAGGCCATGATGCTGTCGCCGAGGATGAGGATGCGTGGCGGGACCGGCGCGGCGGCGAACGCCTCGCGCTTGATCCTCGGATGCCAGAATGTGTCGCCGCCGCTCGGGTTGTACGAGCCCGGTCCGCTGTCGTCCTTGTTGCACTCGGCCATCAGGAGCATGGCCACGGCGAGGAGGACGGCCAGGGCGACCGTCCGTCCTCTGTGGATGGTGTGTGTCACTGCTGGGCTTCCTTCATCATCTTAGCAATTTTGGCCTGGGCGACCATCGTGGCGAGTTTGGCCATGAGGGCCTCGGCCTCGGTCAGGCTGAGCGTGAGGTCGATCGTCGTACCGTCCTCGTCGCCGTCGACGATCTCGACGGCGATCCGGTCGCCGGTCAGCAGGCCGATCGTGAGGGTCTGCTCGTCGGCGTCGGTCTGTTGGATGCGGAGTTGCTCGTTGAATGTCATAGGGATGAGTCTGCTGATCGTCAAGGACGAAAACAAGTGGCTCTGACCTGGGCTTACGCGACGAGCTCTGAGCTGGTCGAGGGTGGGCGTCGGGGTGATGGTTCCAGATGTCCGCATTTGAGGTAGACCCGTCGGTAATTTGTTCGGAGAGTTAGCGATC